AACGGAAGCTCAGCGTTATCGCCAAAACGGCACTTGCAACTAGCAATACGCTTCCCGCACACGTCCTCAGCATCAGTTGTCACGCCTTCGTTGTTCACATCAAAGCGCCTGAAGTTAGTGCCGTCGATGTCTTTGCCTGGGCCAGCAGACGGGTCGTAGCCACACTCCGTTGACTTGTAGATCCACTGGCAAACGTTGGCGATCACCTGTCGTTTGGGCAACTTCTGTCCGGCCAGATCGAACTTGCTAGCCAGCTCAAACGTCACAGTGTCGCGTGACTCACTCGCCTTACGGTCGATAAACCAACGCTCCTGCGGAAACTGAGCGTTTGGATCAGGCACTCCACTTGGGTTGCCTAGGGTCTCAGCGTTGAAACTGTCCCCATCCTGCGTTGTCAACGTGTCTCCAGCTTGAGTGATCGCAACGTTCTCAAAACGAAAGTTGATGTCGTCAAGATACTTTTTGAGTGTGCGGATGCGTCGAACCTCCGCTCCACCAAGGTCATTGCCTGCTGTTGTGGCATTAACCAATGCGAGCAGCACAGTCATGGTGCTGTCGAGATTGCTAAGCGTCAGCGTTGGACGAGGCAACGTTCCAGTGCTCGTGTACTCAAAACCCTCTGCTTTGACCGGCAGCCGCGTGTATTCGTTGCCGTTAAAAACGACGTTGACATCCTGATTGCGATCGTTTCGACTCATGCCAGCGTGCCAGCGGTAAACGTCTGAACTGCCATGCAGGCTGCTGTCTAAACGCAGCTCAAATAACTCGATAACCGCGCTAGGAGAAAGCTTTAGTAGCTCGTCATAGACACTGCTGATCGCAGTCCAAACACACGTCCCGTCAGTGACGGTGCTGGCTATATCAGTCGGCCATGTTGGCTCTGAGCTGGCTGACGTACCAGCAGTAGTGCAGCGAAACCACAGACCAGTTCCATACGAAACCGTGGGGCGACGAACGTCACCAACAGAAAACGAGGTGCTAGCGGTCCAAACTGCTGTCGCCATTACGGTTCAAAGACTTCGCGGAACGTTGTCTGAATTGTGGCGCGGTTCAAATATGGGATCGTCTTGCTCCACGTTTCACATACAAACTTCGAACTTGAAGCCTCTCCTGGCGGCGTGAAGTCGAACGGAGCGTTGTCGTCTGCACGAGCGTCCAAAAAGGATTCGATGGTGTCGGCGTCGGCCTCTGACACCTCAAACGTCAGGTTGTAGATCTTCGGGTTTTGATTGAGGCCGAAAGTCAACCGAATCTCGTAGCCATCACCAAACGCCACCTTGCGGCTTCTTGGTGCGCTGCGTTTTTGCAGCCCGTAAGTCGGAGTAATTGACGGGAAAGTAGCCATCAGCTTGCGAGAAGACCGCCAGGACGTTTTTGCTTGATGAGTTCAGCCTGCACTGCGGCACCCAGCATTCGTCCGAGTTGCGACGCCTGATCAGAACTGCCTTCAACAGACGAGCCAGAAGCATCAACGTTCACCGTCACGTTAGCTCGGCCCATCATGTGATTCGGAACGATCGTTCCGGCACGATCAGGCACAAACAATTCAGGACCACGCTCGCCAACGATTGAAGGACGACCAACAGGCGGTCGACCACCTGCTGCAAATCCGAGCAAGCCACTGAACAGAGAAGAGCCAGGAAACGCTGCCTTCAAGGCAGTATTAACTCCAAGTCGCAGGAGCTGGTTCGCGACGTTCTTGAGAGTATTGCCGAGCGCCTCAGCAGCACTCTGCGCGCTAGTCAGACCATCAACGATGCCGTCACTGATGCTTTGGCCGATGCCACCAAACAACTGCTGCAGACGCTGAGCCTCGCGTTGCTGCGCTTCTAAGGCTGCTTTAGCTGCGTCGTTAGTCTCTTTTTCTTTTTTCTTGCGAAGTTCGTTTGCCGCGATGATTGCCCTTGTAGCGTCTTCCTGCTCGTACAGATTCGTCAGAGCCTCAAGCTGGTCTTTGAGCTGATCTTTGTTCAGTCCGTCTTTGTTTTGCAGCAGGTCTGCAATCTCAATCTGACGCTCAAACTGCCTCTTCTCTTCATCGTTGAGCGCAGAGGCTAGTAAGGTCTGCTGCTCTAACGAACGCACACGATCAGCAGACGCCGCTGCGATTTGCGCTAGGCGCTTCAGTTCTTCGTCGTCGATAACAGTATCGCCGCCGCCTGGCTTTGTTTTTGGTTTTGGCTTCTCCGCACGTTTTTTAACCAGTGCCGCCTCAAGCTCTGAGACCTCTCCTCTGAGTCTGTTGAGCCTTGAAACGTCAGCCTGACGACCTTCGCCACGACCTTGCAAGATAAATCGCTCTTGAAGAGCAAGACTCGCTTTCTTCGTAGCTAGCTCGTTTTCGAGCATTTCAAGGGTGCCATCCTTGAGCAACTTGTTGAAATCTTTTTGCCCGTTGATCGCTTGATTCAACGCATCAGCGATGCCGACAATGCCACCGGCAACAGCAAGAATCGGCAAGCCGACCATCAGAGCTTTGCCGATGCCAAGAGCTACGTTCAACGCGCCCTGCGCTGCCGCAGCTATGTAGATCTTCGCGCCGAACGCCTTATACATGGCGATCTGCGCTCCAATGACACCAGCCAGCTTCGTAGCGATAAACGCATCAACGGCTTTCTTAAGGAGAATGACTCCAGTCGTAATCAGGCCAATCTGCAAAGCAGCTTGACCTGCTGGTGCTGGAATCTTGCTTATCTCTTCAAATACTCCAGCAAGAGCAGTCGCAGCAGCCGTAGCCGCTGGCTCTAGGCCCTTGCCAAGCGCCTCAGCAGCGTCACCAGCGTTTTCACTGAGTAAATCGAGTGCGCCAGCAAAACCCTTGCCAGCTGCCGTCGCAGCGTCTTCATACTGCCCTTTAATCGTCTCAAGAACGAGAGCCTGTGCGTCAAGCAACTTGCCAGAATCAACCAGCTTTTTGATGGTCTCCGTCTGCGCCTCGTTGAACGTGATGCCTGAACGACTCAGTGCAGTTAGGCCACGTTTTGGATCTTCAAGCGCCTTAGCCAGCTGTACCGTTGCGCTCTTAACGTCAGATCCCATGACCTGAGCGATGTCGGCAGCGACCTCCGAAACCTCCGTAAACGACTCAACCGCGATCGCGCGGAAAGAAGACAAGATGTTGAACGACTGAATGAAGTCGTCCTGAGAGAACAGCGTTGCGTCACCAAGCCTGTCGGCTGCTGCCTTCAACTCGTCGAGCTGCTTAGAGCCGCCTGCACCGATACGTTCTAACTGCGCCGACAGAACTTGCAGATCAGCCTGGCGCTTGCCAAAGGTGTTGAGAGAACGATTGGCAAGAGTAAGCGCACCTGTCAGCGCCACCATCGGGCCGACAACACTGCGGAAGCTAATACCGAACCGCTGAATATTTGCTGTTGCTGTTCCTGCCCGCCTGCTCGTCGTGTTGAGCGTTTGGTTTAGCTGCTTGCTCGCATTATTCGTCTGCTGTAGCGCGCTGACAGCATCGCGCGCGTCTACCCTGAGCTTGACGTTGGATTCAGCCACGACAACTCAACGGCAATAGTCGAAGTCTACCGCCGTTGACGTTTCGCGCGCTCCATTGCCTTCTCCTCGTTTGCTGCCTTCACCTCGTAAAACGCAGCGAAGTAAACAAGCTCCGCATCAGTCAACTCTGTGCGAAGCCTGCTCACCGTCATCCCTAGTTCGCAGGCCAGGAAGAACTCAAAGTAAGTCCAGCTGTCCTGCTTCAGTCGTTTTTTGCGTCGTCGAGATCAGCAGTCTCAGCCAAGCCGAACAGAAACAGCTCGATCTCGTTCAAGACTGTCTCAGGCAGCAACCGTTGCAGCTTGGCCGCATCTGCAGCTGCAAATGCCTTGCTGCCATCTTCAAACTCAGCCATCTCACACAGCATTTGCGTGCTGATGTCTAAAGCCTCATCAGTGCCCGCAAGCTGCTGTGCTTTCTTGCGATTAGCACGAGTGATTGGCTTGAAGTACAGATCTCGCGTCGATCCTGACGGAAGCGTCAAAACAAACTTGCGGCGCTGGTTAAGGTCAAACGCCTCAACCAGCTCATCCACAAACCGTTGAGAAGCAGGCATTTAATAGTTTGAACAATACGTCCGAACTATAGCCTCATCACTCAAGGTTGCCGGTGATGGTACCGCTGGTGATGAAATTACAAGTCACGATGTCAATCTCACCGACAGTGGAAGTGATTTCCATGTCAGTGATGATTCCAGCAAAACTCACAGAATCAGTGCCAGTAGATGTGCCGGTGGTAAACAGCTCAAACGTGGCGTCTGCAGGGTCTGCAGTGGTTAGAACGTCTTCAAGAAAAGCAGCTTGGCCGGTGGCGTCAGGGTCGTAAACCAGCTCAACAGTGCCAGAGCCGCTAATCATGCTGCCAACAAAGCTACGGAAAGTGTCTCCGTGCTTCGTGGTGTCAAGAGTTTCCTTTGTGGTTGAAAGGCTCCAGCTTCGTGTGCCAACGATGGTGGCATTGCTTGAGCCAGCGGCGTCAAATTGGACTGCGCCTTGTTCTCCGCGAAGGACGGCCATGGTCAGAGTTCCTCGATAGATTCAAAGGTCACACGGACCTGTGTTTGAAAATAGCCCTCGGGAGCTGGTGTAGCCAGTGCCTCTGGACCTGTTGCAGCGTCGAAGTAAACCCCCGACACGATCACCCTATTGTAAAGGTCTCGAACGCGCTTACCAATCACATAGTTCGCGCCAGGACCAGCACCTTTAGGCGTGAAGATGTTGATCAAGACCAGACCTACAAGACGGTTGTAGCCACTGCTCGTCAATCCGTGACCGAGATACTCGCCAGCGCCGAATGACGTTAAGCACTGCACCCACGATGAGTTCGGTGTTGGCTCGTAAGCCATGTTGTGAAACACCACCGGCAACACAGGACTACCGGCTAGCTCTGTCGCCAATCGACCTTCGATGGTCGATCTGATGGTGTTGAGGTCTGCTGCTGCCATCAGTCTCTAGCGACAATCCGACGGTATTGCACTTGAGACCACGCCTCAAGTTCTTTACCGATCAGCTCAGGAAAGCCTGGCGGCGGACTAGATCTAGGCACACCGCCCCATGACGGTGGCAGATTCGTGCCGAAACAGACAGGTTCTGCGTACTCAACAGGGTTAGTGATCTCGCCTAGAAACGGCTTGATGTCATGTTGCCAGCCGTTCTTCAATACACCTGTGACCGTTGGTGTTCTGGCTTTGACTCGCGCTTCCCACTCCAGTGTCGTTGCGATCACCAGCTGCTGGACCTCTGTGCCCATGTGGTCAGCGATTTGCGTGATCTTGATCTTGCGCGGCATCGTTAGGCCCTCAGCGTCAGGACGTAGGACATCGCCGTGGCGTCTTGCTCGTTCGACTCAACAGCGATGATCTGATGAACGACGCTGCTGATTACGACCTGGTCTTTCGTCTCTGGTGCTGTCGCCACATCATCAGCGGCAATCGTCAGCCGCTTATCGCCAGCTTGCACTAGCTCGTTCACCTCGCTGAGGCTCACGTCCTCAAGAACGCCAGGCACTGTCGTATCGCTAGTCGACTGTGAAATGGTTCCAGCGGACGTGTCATACGAGCCAGCAGTGACGTAACGGATGGTCACGTCACCACCAACCTGCTTCATCACGTTGCTGACAGCCTTTGCGATCAGGCCGTAGTTGATAGCCATCAGGCGATGTAAGCGACGACCGTGCCAGAGGTCAGCTTCACAGATGTCATCACGATGCCTTCAATACACGCAGAAGTGTTGAAGTTGATCGCTGTTGCATCACCGCCAGCGAGGTTCTCGTCGATGCCTTCGCCTGTCAGCGTGTGGATAACTGAGTCCTCAAGCGCCATCAGCTTGACGATCTTCGCCGTATGCGTCGCAGTGTCGGTGATGATCGTGGCCTTAGTCGGCTCAAATCCGTAGCCCATGATCAGCTCCGTTTAATAGCGATGTTGCCCGGTCCACTGATTCTAAGACCGGTCAGGTACCGTTCAAACATAGGCGGAACATGATCAGCGCCAACTGCTCCGCTCTTGTCTGGCGTGATATTGATGCTGCCGACCTGAATGTTCTTGAAGTCGTTCAAGCCACTAAGGCTGATGCCATCGGTGTTGTTCTTCAGGTAAACAGCAAGCTCGATCTGAGCACGCTTGATCTGATCAGGGATCTCGGTGTCGGTGTAGTAGTCGTCAGAGATCCTGAAAGGAAAGCCAGTGGCGTACGTATTGACGTAGGTATCTGGCTTTCGCACGCCAGTACGCGGCCATTGCAGTGCCTGTGTATCTGTTGCTCGCGCGCCTATAAATCGTTCTCGATCTAGTCGCTGCGCAGCAGCAGTCAGCGCCCGATTACGCGTGTCGTCAGTGCCGGTGGTCCACTTAGACACATCCGTACTTTCGATCATCGCCTCGACGTAAGCGTCAGCTTGCGCCAGCGTCATGTAGCTGTTGGCGCTTGCGCCGCCCGCTGTTGCGTCGATTGTTACTGCCATCGGGCTTCACAGTAGAAGTCTTTTTGGTCGGCTCTGTAGGAGCGGAGACTGCCGCTTGAGCAGCAGCCTCACGTTCCTTCATCCGCCTAAAGGCGAAAAGACCCATCAGGAGCTAGCGCCCTTCAGAGCCACGAAGTTCACAACGATTGCCTCGCCAAGAGAGCCAGTCGAGAGGTTTGCCACGGTGATCTTGAAAGATCCAGCAGCAATCGAGTTGGCTTGCACAAGGTAAGAACCAGCAGTTCCAGCGGAAGCGTGGTTGCAGATCACTACATCAGTGGCAGCGATCTTGTCGTTGTTGACAGTGAAAGAAACCTCAGCGGCTGCTGCAAGCGCAGCATCGTCGAGGGTGATCTGACCGGACTCAGCGTTGAGAGTCACGGCAGTTGCCTTACTGGTGGCCTGAGTGACAGTACCGCCAGTAGCGGGGCCGACAAGCTTGCCAGCCGTTGCTTCAAATACAGATGCCATGGTGATTACCTATCAGTCGAGGTTACTGGTGTTGGTAATCCGCACGATGCCAATGTTGTTGGTCTCGTACACCTTTGTCCAGTTGCCAACCGTTTCCAGATCAGAACGCTCTGGGTTAGAAACTGAGGTTGACCACTTAGAGCCAATCGGGTGGTACACGTAGTGCAGATCGATTGCCATGGCATCGCTCTTAGCGAGGATGTCACGGTCAGTTTCAGTCGTCAGACCCATCTGTTCGCCAGAGCCGATGGCACCTTGCGTGAACAGGTAGGTGGCGTACTCGGTAGAAGAACCGGAGCCGGTGGTCTGAAGATCAGCCGACACAATGACACGCATGCCCATAAAGGTCGGAACCTGCACGCTGCCGAAAGCAGGTGCGGTAGAACCTTGAGCAGCAGCGGTGTCAGGAGCACCGGTGTTGTCGTAGATCATGTCGATGGCTCTGCGCTCCATCAGGTCGTAATAGACCTTCGGGTGCATAGCGATCGCAGTCAGCTTCTCGCCTTGGTCGCCGAGAATCGACTTGCCTTCAACGATCTGACGAGGTCCGAGCACAGTCGGGGTGTCGCCAGTAGCGCCGTCAACAGTCAGAGCTGCGAAGGACGCAGAGCTGTTGTCGTCGACAGCACCGAAAATGCCAGCCAGGCAAGACAGCAGGTCTTTCTGACGCTGGTTTGCGATGTAGTCAGCAACCTTGGCACCAATAGCGGCCATCGGGTCACTACCAGCGGCCATTGCAGCGAGATCGCGCGATTCAAACGCACGGCCACGATGCAGCACAGCTGCAACTTGCTTGTCGGCAGTGATCTTGCCGGGGGTCAGTGAAGAGCTGTCGGTCAGACGCTCAAAATCACCAGACAGGTTGGCCTTGTAGAAAGGCACCTGCACAAAATCGCCACCATCTTCAGCAGCGTTCAGCTCAGCCATAGGCTGCACCACACCGGAAGCCAAGAAGGCATCACGCTGAGTGGTCTGCTCAATGACATAAGGCGTGAACACTTCTGGGATGATGATGTCACTCCTAAGAGTCGCCATCTTTCAATCAGAGAATGTTTACGGTGTGGGCGTAACCCTGGGCTCCGCGTAGCTTTGCCTTATCCCGCATACTAACGGTTAGCGGCGTCTTTCAACCTCTCGTACAAATCTCGATCTGTGCGGAACAGTCGTGATTGCTCGGTGAGATTGAAACTCTCCTTAGCGAACGGATTCTTCGTGCCAGGCGGAATGTCACCGCCGACATTGCGACCTGATGGTGCACCACTGCCCTGCGGCTTAGGTGCTTTCTGCATGTAGCTCGGCAGCGTCTTGGCCCATTCACTGATCGGCTTGCGCTCGTAGCCGTTGACAACAACAACTGTGCCGTCAGCTTCACGCTCGATCTGATCCGGCTTCAGCAGGTCTGCCTTGAATACGATGCTCGGATCATGCACAACATCGGCCAATGCTGTGTTCGCAGGTGCGATCAGCTCAAGCTCTCGGACTCGTGCTTCAAGCTCAACAATCTTCTTGTCCTTGGCTTGAACGTCCTCTCGAAACTGCTGCTCAAGAGCCTGACGGGCCTCGGTGTACTTGCCTTCTGATTCGAGTTTGTTCTGCTCAGCCTGACGCTTGAAGTCTTTCAGCGCCTCGTAATCGTCAGGCACTTCATTGATCAGCTCGTTCTTTTGCAGCTTGCCAATCAGCTCGTAGTTCTTCTTTTCGAGAGCTGCGATACTTGCTTTGAGCTGATCAACATCGACATTGTTCTGAGGATCGGGAGACGTAATCTCCACGTTGCCTTCTTCAGCCATGAATAACCCGTAAGGTTAATTGCACCCAGATATTACGACCAAAGGAACTTATTCGCCCAGTACGCAGCAGATGAAGGGCCTTTTGCGATGTTTTTTGCATGGCGCGCGCGGAAACTAGCGCGAGCCGCTTTGTCGGCAGCAGATTCGCCCTGACGAGGTGGCTTGCGCTCTGCACCTTTCAGGCCAAAGCGAATCAACCTTTCTTTGCCGTCGATCTTGACTACAACAGCCGCTGCAGAACGCGGATGGTCGCGAGTCATGATCGGCTTGTTGAGACCTTCGAAGGTGTGACCACCTTTCTTGATCTTCGCCATTACTTGCGCTTCGGAGCTTTGCTGAGTTGCGACCGCGTCTTGAGAACAGCGTTGCCGGTGCTCTCAGACTTGATTCGGATCACAGGATCGTTCTCTGTGCCGCGACGCACGACGGTGCCACCAGTCGGACCTTTGACAGTCGACCGCCCAGCGCCTTTGACACTGGTGACAGTGCCGTAGGTCCGGACACCTTGGTACATCCAGCTAACGCGCTGGCCTTTGGCAGGTGTCGTCCTCATTTCTTCTTACCCTTCTTCTTAGGTGCCTTGACTTGAGGCTTTTTCGGGCCGCTGTAACGAGGCATTACTCAGACTCCGCTGGTGCTTCCTTTTTAGCAGCTTTCTTTTTTGCTGTGGCCTTTTTAGGCGCTGGAGTGTCTCCACTGTGAGTGAAGACGAACCGCTTACTGAGTTCGGACATTGCCGTAGTTTTCACGGAGATAGTCCAAAGTTACCTCTGACCCGTCCTCTCTGACAAAGCGGCGTATAGCCTCTGTCGGCCCAATCTTGTTCGACAATTTGCGGAAGTACGCAGCGCGACGCGGACTATTGCCGAAGATCTTGGTCTGATCAGCTTTTGACTGACGAGAAAGCCACTGACCGTATGTCAGGTTGCCTGGCACTGTGCCTTCAGTTGCTTTACGTCGACCTTCCGGTGGCGGCTCGATACCGAGCGCCTCGTAGTTGATGATCGGCACAGTCGTCGATCTGCAGTTGAAGTGCTGTGGCGGTGTCGGTCCTTTGCCGTACTCAAACACACGACCATCAAGCGCGCGGCAGATGGCTGATGTCTTGCCATCGAGTGTGGCGACATAGCGATACCGCTGTGTCACGTCTTGATTGGCTTCGTACGCTCGCTGACTAGCAGCGTTAGCGACCTGATTGACACTGGTCCGAACGAGCGCCATCACCTGATTGTTGGCAACAGCAGTGGCCTCACCGCCTTTCTGCGCCAACTGCCGCACGCTTTTACTCTCACCAAAACGTAGACGACCTTTCAGTCGTCGCGCAATCTTGTCAACCGACTCACCAGTCAACAGACCGTTGCGCACGGTCTTAGCGAACAGTTCAGCCTGTGATTCAGCAAGACCGCGAAACGACTTCGAGATCACCTTGCCGTTCGGCAGCGTGATTGCCGTGCCCTGCGCCGCAGTCAGCTGAAAGGTCGCGCGCGGTGCGCCTGCAACAGCAGCTTGCAGGTCATCGCTCAGGCTGACGACGTTGATTGCTGTTGGATCGACGGTGGCAACAGAACGCGCAAAATCTGGGCTGATCTGTACATCACGGATCTGCCGTTGCAGGTTTTCGGGCAGAGCACGGCGCAGCTCACGCGCGACGAACTCAGACTGCAATACAGCCAAGCCCTGCAGCTCCTCAGTTACAGCAAGCGTGCTGGTGCCTGCCCAGTTTTCGAGCGAGCCTTTGAGCTGAGCAAGAATCGCGCGCAATCGTGCTGCTTTTGCTGGTGCCGACAGCTCATCAATGCCTCTGAGCCGGTCAACAGCTTCAAGGATCAGGTCGTTGTACGTCAGCGCAATACGCCGAGCCACTCCATTGCTGAACCTGTTCAGATCAACAGCGTTGCGATACAGCTCGGCAGGTGTCGTCATGTCGGTTCAATCCCTAGCTCCTCAGCAGTTACAACACTCATGGCCGACACATCAGCACCGGCTCTTAATGCCTCTCCGACAATGCTGCTGAACTCTGCAATGACCTCTTCGTCGTACTTAGAGATCTTGCTCTCAGTGACAGCGCAGACATGACCGCCTTTAAACCAGCTGATGCGGATAACGGCGAACACCTCGTTCTGTAGATCCTCTTGCGCATAAAACAGCAGCTGTTTGCGCGGGGGCTGTGGCTTACGCACTCGATTCAGCCAGCTCATCAATCAGGGATCTCTTCGTCATCCTCAGCATCGTCTGTTTCCTCTGGCATGTCAGCCTCTTCCGGCACTTCTGGCTCAGGCGTTTCGGTCTCGATCAAACCGCCAGCCTGCGTCGCCTCTAGCTCTTCCTCAACATCGAACTCATCGCCGAGGACCTCACCAGCTTCGAGCTGTGACAGCAGCGTGGCTTGTGTGATGGTGCCAGCGGTGTAGAGCTGCAGCAGTGCCTGAATCTCCTGGGGCTCAAGACGTGAGCCAAGGAAGTCGCGGTTGACGTAGCTGCTGCCTGCTTCTGACTGCTGCATGTACTCAGCATGGAAGACAAGACAGTTGTCGATCATGTCTTGCACCTGCTGTGCAATCACCATCATCGTGCTGTCACCCTGACTGCGATCGATGCGCTTGGCTTCAGCAGTCTCTGCAGACAGCTTCTGGCCGAGCACAGCACTCAGACCAAGTTCGTTGATCTGCTGGGCAATCTGATCAAGGCGTTGGAACTGCGCTGAGTAGCTGTTGCCTGCTGGCTCGATGTATTCAGCCCTAGCAGTCTCTGGCAGCGCCATTGCCTCTCCAGGACCAGCACTGATCTCTTCAGCCGACTGAGGGAAGCCATATATGGCAAGCATCGGAACTGCTGAGATGTGCAGCTGGTTGTCGAGGTCAGATTGCACCTGATACGCCTTCAGATTCAGCTCTGCGATGTCTGCGAGCGGTGGCCGCGACTCAAGTACAGCAACGCGGTTTGAATAGGCAACAGAGAACGGAATCTCGCTGAGGCTTGTTCTGCCCTCGTCGACGATCTCGTAGTCACCCTTTTCGTTCTTCTGGTGCAGCTCAAACGCGCCAGGCGTCAAAACACGAACCTGTTCAACACGCTTTTCGCCGTATAGGCCATCAGGCACAGTCAGCTCCTCTTTAAGCCGCAGCTGCGTCAACATCTGCTTGCCGTCGGCAATCTCACTCCGCCAGCCGAGAATGTCGCGAGGCGTGTAGCTGACCCAGTATGGTCTGCCGTTTTGTCCAGCAGCAGGTGCATCGACAAGGACACCGACGTGCCCGTACCTCACGCACTTACGAGCTATCTCGTAGGTCCAGACGTTCAGATCGTTTCCTTGCAGGTCAACGTCGAACAGGTGCTCACGAACGACGTCACTGACGTCTTCAAGCCGCACAGGCTTACGCGTGAGCATGCCAGCCAACATCCGCTCGATGCGACCGTAGAACGGTGCCAATGTTGAGCGCAGTAAGCGGTTGTCGTATGCCTCATCCAGCTCACGAGGCTCTTGCGGCAGATATGTGCGGTGCTTTTTTCTGATGCCGTACGTTCCCTGCAAGAGGGTCTCGATCAAGAGCCAGTGAGGCTCCATATTGACGAAGGCGGTATTAGGTGAGTCGACAGAAGTAGTGTTGCCGACACGCTGACGGCCAGAAAAACCCGAATACACAGCTAGCCCCGCCAGATGCCGTCAGTTTAGTAAAGCCTAATGCCAGTGCCTCTACCAGCACGCGCATGCAGCATGCTGAAGTCTCTGTAAATCAAATATCCAAGAGCGTCGTTCATATGGTCGTAACCAGCCTCTTTGTCAGGCGCGCCTTTTTCGTCGTAGCTCTGTAGCTCTAGGCATTCAATCAGTCGTTTGCAGTTAGGCGAAACCTGCATCCTTATTTCACCTTTCCCGTTCTCCAGAAGAGCTTGCACAGAAGCCACCCGATCACGTACTGGCGGATTTGCTTTCGGCGATTGATTGCTGAATCCATACGACTCCAAGATGGCGATGTCTGTTCGCGAGCTATTCGTAGATCTCGCTGAGCCTGATGCGTCAGGGTAGATATATACCTGGCGTCCAGCAGCTCTGGTCTGTATCTCTTTGGCCAAGGCGTCGGTGTCATGAGCGCCGCTGATCTCGTCGATCAGGTGAAGACTGTTGCCAAGACGGACACCGATGACTGCGCTCATGTTGCCGATGTTGAAGTCAACGCCAACACGCAGCGGCTCGTTTCTGTATTGCTGTTCAGAAAGCGGTGATACGTGTTTTTGCCGGTCAAAGCGGTCATAGACCTGGCCGGTTGTGAGGTTGCAGAACTGACCTTCCAGATACGCCTGGAGAAGAGATGGGTCGTAGTTCGCCTGCAGTCGCTCGATGAAGTCTTGAGGCAGATGTGGATTGTCTGCCGTCCGCATTCTGATGAGTCTGCGGTCAGAGTGCTTTGCCGCATCATCCGAACCAAAGGTCTGCCACATCCACCTGAAACCTTCAGGTGTAGACGCTGCTGCGAACTGCCTGACGTTGCCTGATCTCAGACGACCGAGGATCTTCGGGAACGCGCGTGAACAGACGCTCGGATTAACGGTATCGATCTCATCAGCCAGCACGAACGACAAGTTCAGACCGATGATCCGTGACCAGTTCTCGAAACTGCGGCACAAGATCTTCGTATCACCGCCTGGCAGATGCAAGACATATTCGGGCAGTGGCGACGCGCGGAAGGTGTACGGAATCTCGTAGTGCTCTAAGAACTGCTCGAAATCCGTCTGCCAGATATCGCGGATGAGTGGCCCAGTCGGCTCCATCACACAGCCGATAAAGCCTTGATTCGCAGCGGCTAGGTGCAGCGTCTTAGCTGCTAACGCTCTGGTCTTCCCTGCTCCATAGCCTGCTGATAGGCCGATGATCTCGGTCGTCTCGTCAGCCACAAAGTCGAGCTGACCAGGATGCAGGTCTTGCTGAACACGGCTGAGCACCTGCTGCAGGTCGATCTGTTCGTTGTTTTCGCCGATGCGCTGCAGGATGTTGCCAGACGGAATCGCAGACAGGATTCCCATCAGTCGTAGATCTTGGCGAGCTTCGCAGCGGTGTTGATACAGCCGAGAGCAGCTTGCAGATTCGACTGCTCCATGGCCTTTTTCTGGATCACAGACAGCTGTGAGAGCAACAGAGCGGTAAATGCTTGCCGATCAAGGTTGTAATCCTCCTCAAGCTCTTTACGCGCTTCAGCGATCATCTCGTCGACTCTGCGTTTGCCGAGCCCCCATTCCTGAGCGCCATATTGAACCAAGTCTTGGCGCGTAGCGCCGTTCGCCATCATGCGCGTGATTCTGGCGATACGGAACTTTTTCTCTATCTGTGTACAGCGTTTATTAGCCATGAGCCGATCATAAAGACGCGAAAGAGTCCAGGGCATACCAGACGTGGCTATTGCGATAGCCGCCTTGATGCGTCGGCACGATCGGCGTAACGCCGTGTCGATTGCGGTATGCGGGATACACCAGCATTGAACCGTCGACCTGATCGAAGGTTGCCCCAAACTCAGGTACGTGCAAGTTGCCGCCTGTGCTGTTGCGGCGTTTCGTGATGATGATGTTCACCGCGCCTTTGACGTTGGCGTGGTCCTGGTGCACAGCAGCAGCGATGTTGGCATTGCTGATGGTCGAAGTGAAGTACTTGCTGAATGACCACTTCTCAGGGACGCGCTTTTCGATGGCCTTCAGATGACCAGCTGCGACCTGCGGCGCAGTCGACTGAATCACGTCGAAGGCTTTTATACCTGCGGCGTACATGGCCTTGATAAAGGTCTGCGCTTTCTTGTTCTGGTGAACAGATGAGCGAGACGGGTAGTTGCGACCTAGATGCGGCTTGATCGGAATAGAACCGAGAATCGTTGAGTACTGGCGAACGCCGCTGCCGGTGCGCTCCATGTCCATCTTCGGGACACGCTCTGAGAGCGACTCTGTATCAGCGATATTGACGAGGTTCTGTAGGTCTTTCGGCAGCTCACGAATGAACATGCCTACCTGTGTGCCATCAGGGTCAGCGAGTATGCAGCTCTCTTGAACGTTGGCATCGATGGTCGGCACATGGTCGCCGATCTTCAGACCGCTGTCGTTCGCCTTGAGCGTAAGGATCGGGAGAGTCATTTTGCGAAGCAGGTGATGTCTGTGCAGAGAGGAAACCAGTTGCTTTTCCAGACAGTGCCTTCAGCACCAGGAAAGCAGACTGAACGCGCTCTGACCTTGTAGTGCTGTTGCTGGCGCTCGACAACACGACGCAAGCGCGGCAGCGACGGATCTACGTCGAAGGACCATTCATACATCAACTTCTGAAATACAACGTCAGTGTTTTCCAGGATTGGCATTTCAGCGCCTTCGATGTCCATCTTGCAACAGTCGAAAGACTGCGCTTCGTCGTCGAAGTTGAGACACGGCACTCTGATGCCCTTGTCATTCCACTTGGTGACGATCGAGTTGCGCCAGACCTGATTCGAGTTGCCGATATGCAGGATGACGCTCTGACGATCGTCGTGAACGAGAGCAGCCTGCTTGAT